GTGTAATTGAATATAAAAAAGATACTAACGAACAATTAACAATATCATGTCTTACAGAATCAAATACTGGACATTTAGGCGGTACAGGAGATTTTGCATCTACTCCAATGAAAGACAATCTGGGAGAGGGAATAAGAATAATACAAAAATACATTGATTACAAAACATTACTTTATTCCATCAACTCTTCACTTCGCCCCACCTTCTATTTCTTCCCTTCTCCTCAATGGGGTTTTAAGTTAAGTTTGGCATCTTTTAATCATACCTTCAACAAGAACCTCATTGATTGGCTACTTTGGTACAACACAAAAAGACCACATGAGTCACTTGGAATGGTTTCTCCTTTAAGGTATATTGTTAGTACATTACCAGCTGATGAGTGCCATATGTGGTGGACCCGTACAAAAAGTTGACAAACAGTTTATAATATGATATATTCAAACCAAATCGTATGGTAGCCGCGTTATGTGACCATTTCATTCAAAATTAAATCAAGAATTAGGAGAATTAGTTTATGTGACAAGCAAAGATAAAGTAGACCACCCTGTAACTAATGACGATGGCTCAAAGGGCTCGAAAGATGTTAGTGATGCGGCTGCGGGCTCAGTGTATGAGTGCATCATTGATAAATTAACTCCCTCTGATTTACCACCAGCTCCAGTAACCTTTAATACTCAATTCGATTCTTACTTGGCAGATTTACCTACAGCGAAAGACTTACTTTCCGTCAGGAGGAATAAATGAATCTGTTTGAATACTTTAAGCATCCTTTACCTGCGCTGTTAAACCTGTTTAATCTGCGCAGGGTGACTCCTTATCCTATGTTGCCTGTACCAAAATATGATCCTTATATTGGAGCAAAACCAGAAGCAAAAGACCCTTTTATGCGCCCATCGCAAGCGATTGCAGAGAGCATAAAGAGAAAGCAATATCTGAATAGAATTCAGAAATGCGCTATCTTTGAAGAAATGATCCGTGATCCATTGAACGTAGAAATCGTTAATGCTTTTGCCGAAGCGGCCACTACTCTGAATACCGATAAGGGCGTTGTATTTTGGGTGACTGCGCAGAACGAAGATATTCAGAAAATGTTGACTGACACCTATGCTTATTTGGGTTGTCAGGAAAAAGCCTTTGCTCAAGTCAGCGCCATGTTTCTGCATGGTGATAACTTTCTAGGTTTAAGATATACAGATAAATCAAATGGTTTAATCGCGCTTCAATACTATGATCAGTGGAAGGTATCTAGAATTACTGATGAATTGAATAGGCTTACGGGTTATGCTCCTGCCGATGGTACGGGCGAACCTGACGATATAGAGAATAGTTCTGTTCCTCCTTACGATATTCTGCACCAGCATCTATTATCAAGAGATCAGCAGAAAGACTATGGTACTTCCCTCTTCGATCCTGATTGGGAGAGATGGGAAGATTTACAGAGTATGTTGGATCAGATTGTTCTTCAGAGGCTTCTACGCAGACCTGATAGGTTAATGATTTTGCTCGATACCACTGGCATGAGTATGCAGGAGGCATTCGAGCAGATAAAAATATGGGAAACTTATCTGTATAAAGAAATTAACGTGAATACCGGCCAGAGAATGCTCGAATCTAGGGGCATACCTATGACCGAGCATAGGGATTTAATTATTCCTAAGGGACCGAATAGCAACACGGAAATAACCAATATGCCTGCTACTACAGGGAATGACTTATTTAGAGATTGGGATATTGTTGTATCTCTTTATCTAGGTGGCTTTGGAATGCCCAAGGGCTACTTCGGGTTTGAAGGCGGCGATTATCAAGCAGGATTATCGCTAGCCAGACAAGATCCCCGCTTCGCTCGGAGAGCAGGCAGAGGCCAGTTCGCTTTTCTGACTTCAATGACTAGACTGGGAATGATTCATCTAACTCTGCAAGGGCTAGATGTCTTCAGACCTGAAAATCAATTCGAGCTACATGGAATGCCTGTATCGTATTTCATGGAAATCGAATACAACGAATTGTTGCAGATGCGGTTCGATCTGGTGGATAGAATGATGAGAACTGGGCAGGATTTGCAACTGCCTAGAATAGACTGGTTAAAATATGTTCTGATTAATGTAGGTAAAATGCCAAAAACTATGATTGATAAAATGCTCTCTCAACCCGAAACTAATGCACAAGCGGTTGATCAAGCGGCAATGGTTGAAGATGCAAAGCCTTTGATAGAGGCCGCACTAGCAGTAGAAACGATAGCTGCTAGTTGCCATGCAACATCAGGTGTTCAAATGGGCTTCGGGGAAAAACAGGTGGAGCAAATAACAGAAGGCGTAAAGAAAGAATGGAAGGGCGATATCTTTGAGTCCGCTGAGAGCTCATCGACAGTGGAGCGCGAGCAGCAGGAGCGCGCGAAGAATAGGTTGACTAGACTTAAAGCGATGGCTTCGAGTTTAGGATAGATTCATGCGGTACAAAGAATTAGTGAATGAAATATCCTTCAACGCAAAAGTATCTGAAACGGTAGTGCGTAGGGTTTTGGACCGTTTCTTATTTCAAATACAATCACATTTAATGGCAGGGGATCCTGTCAATCTAAAGGCAGTAGGCAGGTTGCAGAGAGGGGTAACAGCACCTAGAGGAAAATTACATAACTCGAAAGGCAGACCTGCAAATGTAATCTACTTTAGGGCGGCGCGCTCTCTGCGGAATAAGATGAGGGAACTATGAGCGAGCATGAGAAACCGATAGATCAGGATAAAACAGATACCAAAGAAATTGTTACCTATAGATCAATCTGTAGTAAGGCTCCTGACGGTAAGCACAAATGGGAGCCCAAAGAATACTACAGTATATGTAGTTTATGTGGTTGCATGACGGATAACAGGCTACTCTTGGAATAAACTAATTTATCTGCTGGTATC